GAAATCTGGGGCAATTAAATCAAAAACTAAAATCCTAAAGGTACCATTCAATTTAATTAAAAATAACTAAACCTAATAACTAAACATAATCAAACATCTAATTATTCAAAAACATAACCCACCATCCTTCTAATCACAACATCATAATCATTCATAAAAATTGACCATTTGGCCAAATCATCCTTAAACTTTTCTTTATAAAAATCATAAACATCCCTCCCATGCAAAGACAATTCATTCTCAAAGCTAACTATCTGCTCTGGAAAGGTATCCAGATTTTTCATCCACATTATATGTTGTTCCAAAGTATCAAGGTTCAAGGCACCAACCCTAAAGGTTGTTTTTGGAAAAATTTTTGTCCTTCTTTTCAAAAATTCTATCTCATCAAAATCAACCAATGTAGGTATGGGGGTTTTATCAGTATTGGTCACATCCATCCCAAAACAATTCTTGGCTTGGCTAACAAATCTTTCCATATCCAGCGGTTGGTCCACTGAATAAATAACATCATCTCCATAAACAATTGGCAGGACTTGAATGGTAGGGTCCTGCTCCCAAGCCAAATAGGTGCACACTAAAAGATTGCAAATGGAATTCAAAACGGTTGTGCACGGCGCACCAGATGGCATACCACCATGCACAGACCATATCTCATCCATAACAGCTTGTTCAGAATTTATCACTGTCTCATGTAAAATCATCACTTGCTCTGGGTCTACATGGCAATAGGCCATGACTTCTACGTCCGAACGCATCAGTTCATCATAAAGAGATCCATCATAGGACGCATAATCCAACCCATAATTATATGGGAGCAAAGCTTCCATCATGGAATCCCAATCAACCCAGGGATTCATACCCACACCCAAGCCAAGGACCTGGGGTGGGGTTTGATAGATTTTCTCATAAAGTTCTGACATTATAACCCTGTAGGCTATCAAATCAACTGAACCAGCTTCAATGCACCTTGTCTTCCCAGTCATCACCTTTTCAATTTTTCTTAATTCATCTTTCAAATAGGCGGTGTAGACCACCTTGGGTACACGACCAGCGTAAATATCTCCAAGGATGGCCTTCACATCTTCAACTAATTCATCAGAAATCCAAAAGGGCTCTAGGGAAATCAAATCTTTTTTCTTTATACCTCGGCTGGCATATTTATAGCCAGCGGAGGTGGAAATTTCCAGGGACGCTAGTTTTCCTGCTCCCTGTATAGCCTGCTGGATAGACACACGCTGGGTCAAGCCAAAGGTTTGGCGGAACTTTTGTTTCCAATAGTCCACGACTTTCAAAAACAGCTGTTGGTCTACATTAAAAACATTCACACGATACTTCAATGCAGCTGTTTTTACAACAGATGACATTGGCTCGATCAAGCGGCTATCAAATGGTGATAACACAGCAGGCTCCATCTTAATTGGAAAAATCCCATTTAGGGGGCTAGGGGAAATCTTGGTTTTTGAGGGCTGAAAAACTGGCAATGGTAAGCTTTCTCTCTTCACAACCACGCCCTGGTCATGATATTCGGGCGCATTCTGAATAAAACCAACCGCAGCAGCCATCCCAATCATTCCATTACCAGCTATATGTACGCCTAATATCTTATAGGCTCCCTCTATTCTGGTCACCAAAAGCCCTCCACACATTCCTCGTTTGGATGAAACTTTATAGGAATATGTTTTATATGTCTGTGTGCCTTCTTGGGTGGTTATAGGGCCAGACATTTGCACATTGGTAACCGGCATAGCCAGCTTTCCTTGAGGGGAATTCCAAATCAAAAGGGAATCAGTTCCAATTTTATTGGTATAATATTTGGTATAATTCTTAAAACAAATTGGAAATTTATCCAATTTAACAATCATCAAATCCATTTTTTGACCATTAAGAGTGACCTGAGAAACTTGTCCACTATCTATCTCAAAGGTAGCACCCTTAAAATGAAGCTTCAAATCTTCTTCTTGCTCTAGAAAAAAAGCACCATGCCCATGCACTAAAAGCTGATTTTCTTTCATTGCAGCGCAATGGGTCACATGGCTAGATGAGCTTGCTGAGATGTATGCAGCTTGGGAAAAGCAATGCTCTAACTCAGCCACATAAGGAGCTTCATTCCTAAAATCAGTGGTTTTTATTGCAAACTTAGCATGCTTACCACCCTTCTTTTGGCTCGTTTGAGGGTTATAAGCACGCTGCTCTTTTGAATCAGGCTGGGAATTTTTATAATGTTGATAAACTAAAATCAAGATTCCCAAAAAAGATGAAAGCAAAGAAAGAAAAAGAATCCAACCCTTATTCCGCTCACAAAAATCTTCAAGCGCTGGGCTTGTTTTTTTGACCCAGTCCACAACTTTCTCCTTTGTTGTACGAGGAGCAAATAAGGGTTGTTGTTTCTCAAAGCAAAGAAAGGGAGTTTCTCCAGGGGAAAAAAGATCCTCAACTGCTTCCATTAGCTCATCAGAGGTCCTATTAATATAATCACTCAATGTAGCTGACATTTGGCCAAATCTTCGCTCTAGGGAAGCTATGGTATCACTAATATCATCCAATGGGGACTGGTTATGAAGGCCCAATTTGCGCTTCCATTTATCCAAGGAATCCACTCTCTCTTCATAATCTTTTATGATCATGTCCACAAAGCCATTCAAATCTAAATCTACCCAGGTACGCCCATCAGCGGACACCTCCCAACAAGTACCATCCGCCATTTGAGACATAGCTTTGGGAACATAGAGGCGACCATCCTTGGAATAAACAGTCTTTGCTCTGATTTTAATCTTATAAGGAAAGCGCCTTTTAAGGGCTTCAACATCAGTTAAAACTGTTGTTACAAAATCAGACTTATTTGTGGTTGCAATAACAAATTGAGATTCATAAAACATTCCTTTTTCACTCAAATCAGCCATTGGAACAGTAAAAGGCACTGATGAAATGCACTGACACAAAAGGGCCAAATCTTTCTCTTCCCGATTTTGTCCAGCATCATCTATTATATGGACGGCCTGGCCACAATAGCCATCCATATATTCAGATCCTGTTGGATTGGTAAAAATGCCATTCAATTTGGTCTTTTGCAAAATTTTCGTTGCCAAGGCATGAGTTAAAAAGGACTTCCCCTGCCCAGGCTCACTTGAAATCCAAATGCCAATTGGTTCTAATCGGGTCATATTTTTATTAACAGGCATCCTCACATTAACTTTTAATAATTCAGAATAAATTCTAAAAACGGTTGAGGCAAAGCGAGTTGATGGAGCAACCCGAACAAAAAGGGAGACAAGTGGTTTCATGCTCTCCAAAACATCTGAATAACGTTTTATCACACTCTGATCTCGCTGATTTTTAACCTCCTTTAATAAGACCAAAACATCAGAGGCCTCATCCAATAAAGAAGCAATCTTTTCTGCATTCATCTCTATCCACTTGACAGCTTTCTGTTGCTCATTGGGCATAAAAATGCTTCTCAAGACATTAAAGAGTTTTTTAAACATTGTCAACCACCATTCCACGTGGCGAAAAGATGTTGAAACCTCATTGAACTTTTTAAAGCCCTGGTCTGCCATTGATTGATCATAGGCCCCTCCCATGCTCACATTTAAGAGATCGCTGGAGAAGCGGACAGTTTCAACCATCTCCTCAGCTTGTTCCTGGGTGCTTTGAGCAAATTGCAAATTTTCGGCTATTTGTGTAACCAATTTTTTAATATCACCATCAACAAGGGCTTGAAAAAGAGCTCTGGAGGAAGAAGAAAGAACTTCACAAGCTGTTATATCCATAACCAGGAGAGTGCCCAAGCACATTGTTGTTAACATGTTGGGCGCATGACAATAAAGCACTATATAGCACAAAAGCCTCACCAAAACCTTAATAATAAATTTTACCAAATCATTATTAAAAGTTTCCATCAATGTATTTGAAAAAAACGTCATGCAACGTTGGGACAAAAGGGTTAAGCCACCCACATCCTGGTCAATGGACTGATTGTAAACATAGCAAAGGCTGGAATAATCAAAAGGAACAGCCAACAAGGATAAAAGACCAGCAGACAATAAGATCACTCCTACTATGCCCAAAGCTTTTGCTTGCGAGATACCAGGAACATTGGGGAAGATGTCCCTGGCAAAAGTCTCGCAATTCTGTGAGGCAGAAAAAATGTGATGGGAACCGACAAGAGATGTCATATATTTTTCTGTAAAATAATCCAGGGGGGCTGTCATTGAATGAATCCAGTTTCCATCATCTTCCTCTTTTAAAAAGGTGGCCTTACCTGAGATGGCAGTGGACAAAATATCATGGCTATTAAGATGATAGATGTAATTCCCAACCCTAACTCCATAATGTTTATAAAAGCCTCTGTTTTTGTAAACAAGCTCTATATCAGGACCAGGATTTAACTCAACATCTCCACAGAGCATTAGCAACCAGAAACGATAGCCATATCGCTTCTCTATCTGTATCTGAGCCAGATGAATCCAATGCATATCTTCCAGCTGATTAGGAGACAAGGGCCAGCAAAAATCCGAACCTTTAACTCTTTTCTTAAAGCTTAGCCGGCCGTTCAGGCTAGTTATCAAAATCTCTGTATCCTGATCAACTCTCACAATCATTGTCGGGCCTGGGTTTTCTTCCACATCACCACAGGGGTTCATTAGGGGTGTTTTAAACCCCGTGCGTGCATCAAACCAGTCAAAAGCTCGCTGTTTCAATTCGGCCAAAGGATCTTTAGGCTTAGTCCCCACTTCCAAAGGATCATCCAAATCTTTACTTTTCCCAATTGCCTCAAGCTGACAGACATCCGTGATATAATCCATATCACGAATGGTTGATCTGGAAGTGGCTTGTTTTGGTGCGGGCACTGGAAAGAAAAAATTAGGGCAGCGCAAGCTAACAAAGATTTGAACAAAGCCATTTGCATCAGTGGAACCAGTAGGCTTAAGAAAAAGAGTTCCTAGGCCAGAAATGTGCTCTGCCCCAGCTCCGCCAGTGGGCTTCACACAACGTAAGGGAACTTCAGAATAAAAGGGAACACACAAGGTCATCTGCTCATTTGGTGGAATTATCATGGCTCCTGAGGAAAGTAGGCCATCTTCACTGACCCGAGGGATTCCAGAATCCGTGCCATAATAGGTATGAGTCACAGTCAAAAAATTCCCTGTACTTGATGTATGGGTTATGTGAAAATTAACCTCCCCTGAAAAATAGGCAAAAAGGCGGGCTAAAGAGCCATGTTGAGTGGTTGGGAAACCAACAAAAATGGAATGCATATCCCCAGTGGTATAGGCATAATTTGTAACATTCCAAGCTCTTCCAAAAATATGATCCACCTTTGTGTGGCTTGTTGAAAAAAGGGAAACATTTTGTTTAACAAAATTCAAAAACATTGGCTGATTTGACTGAAGCTGTTCTGACAAGGTGCCATCATTTTCAGTTGCTTTCAAACCCACAGCTGTGGCAGCAGCCTCTCCTTGGGCGGCTTCTACATTATGTGACTCTGTTTCTTCAGCATCCATCAATTCCGTTGGATTATCTAGGCTATCCACTAAATCCATTTCAGAGCCCCAAGATCTAAGTCCATCTGATTGCCAAGCATAGGGTGAAGAACATGGTACCATTAATCTTGCATCATCTCCCATTCGAACCTGCAAAATGCAGTTCACAGAATTTGGAGAGGAGGAATTATAAGTCAAGCGATTTAGAACATCAATGACACACCAAGCCACTGGTATGCCTCTTGTGGGTCTCATCCAATTCCCCCAGGTAAAGGGCATGGTTAATTCAAAGGTGTTATTCAACCCTATATCACACACCACATAAATGGCATTGTTTGCTTCAGCATCAGTATAGCCAGTATCACTACCGGAGGCTCTATAGTTGGGATATAAAGCCATCCTCAATCTGCCTTTATTAAAAGTGGATGCATAAATTGTCAACTTTAGGACTATGGAGCCTCTCCAATAGGTATAACAAGAGGATAGTAAATACTGATTGGGTAAATCTTCCCACCATATCCCATAATTAAAAACATGATTGCCCGGGGTGGTGGATGCTGCCCAGGAGAAGTAGCCAGATCGATAAGTGGCTGATGTTCCATCACCGCGCAAAACTGATGGCATACGCGCAAAATCCATCAAGTCCTTAACTCTGGCTTTTGCTCCAGCAGTCCGAGGATCATAAAAGGCTCGTTCTCCAACCAGAGCGGTCGACTGCGAACCACTAGGGGACAAACCATTGGCTACATTCATAGCACCAGGGCCTTCTGCTATATCAATTTTCTCCCTGGTCCATTTAAATTTAGATGCTTTTGTTTTTCTTTTTCTATTGGGACCTTCAAGCACTATCTGCACAGCAGAAGAGTCAAAAGGCCGAGGATTCTGAAATTCCAAATCAAGCAAGGAGCCAAAAATGGTCACATCCAAAGAGGTGGGTGAACCCGTTGGTATTGTTAGTGCTGACCAGACATAGCCCAGCACATAACCAAGATCATCTGTATCCACACGGGCAAAATTATGATGATTAACATAAGGAATATATAAATCAGCCTGAGATGTTGTGGCTGCTTTCATTATAATGTGTGGCGAATTTGTAAAGGTGCCAAAAGAATAACTCTCCCAATTAACAAAAACTGTTCTGGACATATAAACCACTATTAAAGCTCCAGCAGACCCCATATTCACATTCAATTGAACCTGCAAATGGAAGCCACATCTCACTGCAGCAAAATATCTGGATTGGCCATAAGCTGGCTGGGTGTTCTGTGCCCAGAATGAATTGGGCAAAGAGATGCGAAAAACTTCCGTGGTCCGAGCCTGGGATTGGGACCAAGACGCTCGACCAAGAAGAACCATTTTAGTTGGATTAGTGGGAGCAGTCTCAGGTGAATAGGACATGGAAAGAAAATCATCCTTGTTCCTAAAATCAGGAGCAAAGGGCATAGTTGGAGCTACACTACTTTGAACCAAATTGCCGGCATTAGTTGTTGTTGAGGCGGCGACGCGATCTGAATCTGTATTGGCTTCCTCGACTGTTGGGTTCTGCAGTAGCGATCCAACGGCGGACGCGGTGCTGGAAAGCAAGGCGCCGACGTCTGTTTTGTTCTGTCCTGCCATTTTGTATTTGAATCTGAATGTCCACTAAAATCAAGCAAACAAAAAATAAGGAGTCCAAGAATACAAAAATTGCAAAGAAGAAACAGTGAATTGTCACCATAAATATTGTTGGGCTTTTTAAGGGAAAGCCCACTCCCGTGGGCTGGTGGGGCCTAGACGTTTTTTAACCCCCAACACGTGGTAAAGCCACGTGAGGGGGCCCCAGATCAGATCCATAGTCTCTTAAGGTTACCTACGGGTACCTTCTGGGCATCCTTCAGCCCCACTCCTCTGCGCTTGGCCAGAAGTCCTAAACATAGGCCAGACACACACTACTAGCTCCCAACATCAGCCCTTGGGCATCAGACTATGAGGGTGCTGCTAACACCGTGGCTTTTGGCCCCTGGGGTAGCTGTCGCCAGCTATTAATCCGCAGGCTCATAGCCCCACCGAAGTGGATCAAGAGGAGTTCATGTGATTTGGTCTAGGAGTAAAACATCCAGTAGCATCACCCCAGAGAGAGGGGTTAGCCAGAGGCCACACATCCGGCCCTTCATCCACAAGGTGTGGAGGGACGGTAGAAGAATTACGGCAAGTGTCGTGCCGCCCCAAGCGAAGAGCTTCACTTGGATTAGAACAATTAGTTGTAAACAAACACAACTAGCATGCATAATTCCTCTCAACTTATTCCAAGCGGCTTCGCCAAGAGGTGCATAGTGTGTTGGTAGGTTCTTAGTTTACAGACGGCTAACAAGCGTTAACCATCAGGCACGATATTATGTGTGGTTTTAGGTCTCACACAGACCGTTACAGAAAGGGGCTAGGCCCGACCCATAAAACCCCGGAGGATAATATGAGCCCGGCCGTAGCAGAGGTCCCGCGCGCAAA